AGAGTGGAGTTTGCGAGTGAGCTGTGTGGTCCACTCTTTCAAATCTCCCCACTTGCCAAATCTATTATTCTTGTTTTCAGGCTTTTCAGCAAAAAACTTTTCAGCACGATCCATCGCAACACCAAGCGTGTCGATGATTACTGTCTTGTATTTGTGCTCCTGTGTAGTTAGGCCAGTGATAACTGTTTCTAACTGGTCGTGTGTTTCGACATTGATTACATCAACATCTTTCCAGTCACGAGCGATGGCTGATGCCCCACCCTCAACATCTATCAACAAGACCGGTGAGAGTTCTGCAAGTTCTGCAGATGAATTGGCTAGCCATGTTTTACCACTCTTAGGATCTCCGTAGAGCAAGATGGTTTTAGGGACATTTAGCTGTTCAGCTTTTTTGATGAACTGCGCAAATGGTAGTGCAGGGATTTGTGCTCCCATTTTATTCTCCTTATTTGTTGTGTTATCTGATGCTAACATATTTATTCCTTTTTTGCAACAATTTTTTTCAAAATTGTTAAAGTATTAAAAGTTTTTCTAATAGCAAATACAATATTTATTGCACTAATAACTAGAAGTATATAACTTATTGCTATTGTTTTTGAATCTACTGCGGCAATATATAGTAGTCCAGCAAATGCTAATCTTAAAAAGCACATGATGTAAATAGTTCCATATATTGCTAACTTAGGGCTTAAGCCGGGTCTGTTACTTTGCATTTGAAACACTCTCCTTGTCTATCAAACTGTTCTGGATCTGGATTTATTCCCAGATTCTCCCAAATTGCCTCTAATCTTTTCCATGCCATCTCAGCATGTGCCTGCTCATATTCAAAAGTATATGACCAAACATCTGAATCATTTGTTCCATCCCTATTTATAAATACTAAGGAGCATGAATCAATTGGTGTTCCAGAATTACTTAGTCCCCATGCATAAATCTGTGCTTGAGTATAGTATTTCTGTAAGTTATACAATACACCGGCATCCTGACTTTCCCCAAATACGACACGCTGATATTTTCTAGTTTTATCTCTAGTACTAGTCTTCCAGTCAACAATGTGGCGATCTTCTACTAGCACAAGGTCTGGTTTACTATGAATCTCACCATAGCCTTCAAGCGTTCCTAAAAAGATCTTCTGCTCAACAACTGCTGAAGCGATCTCTGGTAAGTCTGACTTAGTTATTGCATCTTCCAGAAAACTATGCGTAGCAGTACCAATCTTGGCTCCTAACCAGTACTTAAATGGTGCTTCTGGCATGCCAAGAAGTTTCTTTGCTAGATGGTAATCGCATGGATCAGAAAAATCTGATGCACCAATCTTCTTTTGCTTATCTCTATCTGACTCTTGCTTTAATAGTGATAAAGTCATTTCGAGCATTCTATCGTTTGATATCATTTCTTCTCCTTTGTATCTCTATGTTCTGTAAAATCTATTCCGCCCCAAATACCATGTTTTTCATCATTTAGAACTGCAAAGTCATAGCATAACTTAAGCAACGGACATTCTGAGCAAAGGTATTCACATTGATCTTCTGTAAGCAATCTAGGCCCACCTGTGTCATTTTCAAAGCCAAGATTGTCATAATCAACATAAAAATATGGGTTATTTTTACATGGCCAAACCTTTACCTCTTCCATTGCTTCATGTAATTGACTATATGCAGTTACAGCCTCTTTTTTTATACCAAAATATATTGGTTTTTCACCACCAGATCTATCCATCCGGTAAGCATTGCTAGCCCTAGTCTTCTTCGTCATAATTGCCGTAATCTTCCGCATAATCATCTTTTAGTTTCTCTACTAAAAACATAGCGTAGAAGCCGGCAAAAAGCAATACTGCAACAAAAAATACCACAGTTATTATTGTCAAAAATACATTCATCGTGCACCTTCTAATGCAATAAGCATAAACTCAATTATCTTATCTGCATCTTCAACCTTTTCTACCATTGCAACCATCGCATCAAGCAAGTCTTGATTTGAGATATTGCGCAAGTGCAAAGCATATTCTTCTGGACTGAATGATGGCGGATCTAACCTATTGTCATTCACCCAGGCTAAATAGTTTTCAAGAAACTCTATTTTATTTTGCATCTTTGTTCTCCTCTATTCTTTTAATTTCATCTTCAATATAAAAAATGGCTTTTCGTAGATCTTGTATTGTTGTATCTTTATTCTTTAAGCCAGCTCTCCAGAGGTATTTGAATGCATTACCAATATTGAAGTTCCGGTGTCTAGTTATTTGAATGCACTCAACGCCACTAGGATCGCTAGTGTAGTGCACAGGGTGGTTTACTTCATCTCTGCTCATGTTGAACCTCACAAAACTTGATGGCTTCTTGCTCAGTTGCATAATGTGACCAGCAATTATTCTCAATCTTGTTATCTAATATTTTTACTATAAGCCAGCTAACAATACTAAAAAATATAACAATAATTATTATTGAACCTAATTTATGCTTCATCTCTTACTCCTTTAATAAGGTCAATCAAAACATCACAATAGATTTTTGCATTATTAGTTGTATCCTGTATTTCTTCTAGCAGTTTGATGATGCGTTCACGCTCACGCTCTGCACCTTGAACCCTATAAAGATCTCGCACACTATCTATGTTCTCAAAACGATCTTGGTCAGTCATTATTTTTTACGCACCATTCGCATCTTTTGCCGTAGCAACTGCACTCTGCATCGCCACAAGGATCGCAGAAACATTCGGTGATTTCTACACCATCTTCATCTAAAATCATTTATTTTCTCCTAAAATAAGTTGTGTTTGTTCTTGCTCTATAACTCTTACAAACCTAATTTGACTTCTTGAATAGTTAGTCAAAGGTTCTAGAACTGTTGTTCCATACATTAGATTAGCATTTACTACTATGTTTTGTCCAGCATAAATCGCCGAATGATAAAAGTTTTTTGAACCCTGGTAGGCAAACACAACAATGTCACCCACCTGTGGTATAGAAACTCTTTTACCAATGTGCGCTTGCTTATCTGCAGAATGTGGAAGCTCCAAACCAAACTGCATATAAGTCCACCGCACAAGCCCAGAGCAATCCCAGCCACGAGTGTTAGATCCTGAAAACACATAAGGCGTTCTATCTACACTAGAAACTAAAGTGCGAACAGTTTTTTGCATAAGTTCATAGTTGCGTTTCTCTTTAGTTATCTCTAAAAAATTACTAGGCTTAAAAGTTGCAGTTGGCTTTTTTATGTCCATAGCATTGTTTAACGCTGGTGTTGCACATCCGGTCAAAACAAATGTTGCAACGCTCAAAGATAAAATCATTTTTCTTTTAGACATTATTATCCCTTGCTCCACGAAGTATTCTGCCACCAATTTCAGATAAAAATAGTAACTTAGCATTGTCTACTTCATCTGCAACAGCATCCCTAGTCATAGATCGAGTAATGTTTAATATCCGTTCACGCTCTGCCATCACACCAGCCATAAAGATCTCGCGTTGCCCATCAGTCATATCTGCATAAAGCATCTGCAATTCCTTTTCATTCATCATATATATCTAAAAAATCATTCATATCAAGTCGGTTATAGGTTTGTTGTGCCTGATAAGCATGACTATCACCATCTTCATTTGCATTTTTGCGCAAACTCTGGTTCATAGCCAACTGGTCAACTAAAAGTTTTGATAACTGGCCTTCATCATAGGTATCTTCTGCAATAATCTCATAAGAAACCACAGACCTATTTTGTCCCCGTCTATCTAATCTACCCATCGCCTGCTCATTTAGCAATCGATTATCATCTTTAGATAGCCAGACCATCGTTGAACAGCGCTCCTGCAAGCCATCAGTGCCCTCACCAATAGCCGAAATTACACCTACAATGAACTGTATGTCGCCAGCAATAAAGTCTTCTAGATAGCCATCACGAAACTTTTGTGGAGTAAAACCACTCCATTCCACTGCGGAGAAACCGGCTTTTTGCAATCGACTGGTAACTACTTTAGCGAACTTTTGGCTATGTGTTAGCACAAGCATTGCATCACCATCAGGATGATCCTTGATGATGCTGAACAGTTCATCGATCTTTGAAGACTTACAATCTTCTTCAAAATAAACTACATCTTCATGGTTAATACTTGGCGTACCTAAAGTTATTTGGCGTAATCTTGTGCGTGTATTGATTGGAATTTCAGCAGTCAAAGGATGCTCACCAAGCCACACAAGTAGATCCTTTTCCATCTTGTTGTATATCTTGCGTTGCTCCGTAGATAACTGCACTGTGCGTTCGATAGAAACAAAACTTGGCAAATCTGCATCCATGCCTTCTGGATGAAACTCACAGCACTGCTCACGCTTTAGGTGGCGAATATAGCAAGGGATACTTCTGGCGATGTCGCCCGGACTTCTCTCGCTAACTACAACCTGCCCAGCAAAGTAATCTTCTTTAGTCAAACAGTATGTGGCAACCCAACGCCAAAAAGATCTCCCAGCAACATCCGGATATATCCAGCGCAACACAGACCAAAAACCTTCAATGCGGTTTCCAGCAATCGTGCCAGACATTCCAATGCGTTGCTTGGCTTTTAGCGTTAAGAGCATCTTGGCAGTTTTACTATCCCTATTCGATGCCCGATGTATTTCGTCAAACACAGCAAGGTCTGGAGTGATGCCAACCCAACTCATGCTTCTAAAAAACTCTGGACTAATCAAATACCAGCCAGCAACATTATTCTCCAGTTCAGCCATATGAATATTTCCTTGACGGCTAGAGTTTAAATATTTTACTTCTGCATCTGGTATCTGGCGCATGATAGTTTTATCCCACGCTCTTTTATGTGTTCCTTTAGGTGCGATAACCAACACTGATTTTGCGCCAATATGTTTGGCAACTTCAATTGCAACTAATGTTTTACCGCCACCAACCTGCGTTGCGATAACCCCAGTACCGCCATTGCTGGCAATCTGATCTATATCTCTCTGCTGGTATGGATAAGGCTTAAGCGGTTCTTCCATCGTATTCTTCTAACTTTTCCTGACACTTAGAACAATACACTTCATCATCTTGCCAATAGGCAGGTATGCCACAATGTTCAAATGAAACATCTTTTTCTTCAGTATGAACCCAATTAGTCATTTTTTCCTTTTCAAAATTGTTGTTTTTATGGCAGGCACAAGTGCAAGTCCAAGACTTGTCATACCAATTTATTGTGTGCCGGCACTTATCGTGGGTCTGTGTGTGGCAGAACCCCGAAATATATTGGGGTTCTACCTTTTCCACAGACACTATCTACCCAATGCGTTTAGGATATTATTTAGCAAGTTATTGCGGTAGATTTGTGTTATCACAGCGAGGTCGCCATCAATAAACTCAAGTTCACCAGCATCGCTAACTGATACAAGTGCAGTTCCAGTAAATCCACTGTCGCCAATATCCTTTAGATATATTTGACAACTATTTTCAGATACGACATCGATCTTCAATTTCTCAGCACCAATAATATTGGTATTTACTTCTGATAAAGTCATTCCAAGTATCTCTTGAACAGTCTTATAGTTGCTTGTACCAATTGCTTTACCCAACTGGGTCTTAGGCACACCAACTTGAACTGCATAGCGTAAAGCATTATCGCGTTCATTCTTGATATTTTCTAGCCGGATGCCCAGTTCACGCTTAAGTTCTGCCTCAATATTTGCCTTAGCAATCGTATATGCAAGGTGTTTTTCACGCACAATATCTAGTGCTGACCTTGCGGATGAAGATAGTTTCATTTACTTCACCGACACCAACAAGGTACTATACGACTTACTAATCATATTAGTTAGCATGACAAAGTCTAAAGTCGTTGCTTCAACCTTAATTACTGCTACAAGGTGATATGGATCTTTTTTACTAGACTTCAAATCGATAGACTTAATTTCATAGTCGTCAAACTTAAAACTATCCTCTGCTCCATCAATGTCATATCTAATCTTTTTATCTTTAATGGCATCAATGGCATAGCCAACAGTTTCAGCGTTGCCAGTAATCTTTATATTTTTAATCATTTTATTCTCCAATGTTTGTTTGTAATGAACAGTTTATACACATGTTCAGGTGTTTGTAAATAAGTAAATTAGATATCTACATTATTCATAATGCCACATTCTTCACATTCAACTTCAACTTCATCGCATCCGCTACCAGTGATGGCATCAATATTTTCGTTATACGCTTCACATGAACCGCAGTCAAATGAAACTGTTATTGCTACTTCATCATCCCAAGGTGTTGCAGTTCTCCAGCCATCATAGCCACCACCAATGTCATAACTCATGACTAGACCCCACAATTGTTGCAGGAGCAACTGTGCGAAGCAGATTGATCTTCAGCAGGTGTTTCAACGGCTACTGCTGGCGTATATGTAGTTCTAGTGAATACTGATGAACCATAACTCATGTCATGACCGACAGTTGTCGCTTCGACCTCTACTGATGTCCCAGCGCGCTCACCATTGTCCCAGTCGCGAATACGAAGGCTACCAGTAATAATAACTCGGTCGCCCTTGCTAACGCTAACTGCGGTGTTGATTGCCAACTGCTTGAACGCAGTAATGGTAAACCAATTGGTGCTATCGTTGTCGTCTGTTGATGCTAGACGGAATGATGTAATTGGTAGCCCATCCTGAGTTACAAGATGGCGTGGGGTTGTGGCTACTAAGCCAAAGATAGTAATTTCTGACATAATTTTTCTCCTTATTTATTGTCGTATTATAATTCTATACTAAAAGTTGCATTTATGCAAATCTAGTTCT